GGTATGCGCCGCAATGCGGGGACAGGACAGCCATTCTTCAGGATGAACCAGCCGCAGCTTTCGCGCCTTTGGCTAAACCTTTACAGTGAAACAAATTTCAGCCAGACGTCCATCGCTTATGCCGAAGTATGGGCTATAAATCAAAATGTACACATTAAGTAAATCCAAAAAAGGTCGAAAAAGCCAGTAAAATAAGGCTATTCCAACAAAAGGAGCAAAAAAGGGTTGAATTTCAAAATGTGCATTTTTCTACCGTTCACTACCATTCAACTTCCGTTTCTACAAAACAAAAATACGCCTTCTAAGGCATTATTACCACTATAAGTTAATAAAACCCTACAAAGTACCATTACAGGCTTAAATACAGGCTGTTTTAACTGTTTTTAACCCTGTAATACATCAAGATTAAAGTGAATTTCAGAACTCCCAATATCGGGAGTTTTTTATTTGGGAAAATTGCCCAAAAATATTTGGGGTTACATTTGGGGTTACATTTGGGGTTACAAAGCGGGGTTTAAAAAAGTGCGATTCAGAACCGTATAAGTACAAATAACAGTCCAAAATCAGCCATTTTTTACCGATTCACCCCCCTATAATTAAAACGTTACTTAAAATATGGATAAAGAAAAGCCTTATATTTCAAGGTTTTAGCGGTTTAATAATGAGATCCTAACAGCAAAAGTTTGTGTGTTACATGGTGGATCTGCACAATCTATTTCTTCAATGAATGCTTTATCTGAAGGATTTCCGCTTCCAAATCATTCATCTTATCATATATGTCAGCAGGATTAGGTAATTGAAACAACAAACTGCTTTTAACTTCCCAAACTTCAAGGATATCGGGCAGGCTTATAGGAAAGCTTGGATAATCTTTTCTGTTATCACTTTTGCAAAACAGATTATTGTATTTCTTAAGGCGGTTTAGAACCCTTTTTACAACTACGCCTTCATTCTGTGATACCACAACATAAACCCGATCATCTTTAATATCCCGTTGCCAGTTTTCAACCCATTCGCCAATAACAAAAGCGCCATCATGTAAGGTTGGGTACATACTGTGCCCGCCCACCTGGAACATCCTGAAAGTTCCGTTTTGCATGTTTGGTATTCGATATGATGGCAGGGAACTTATAAATTCAGGATCACCATATCCTGAAAGATAACCAGCGGCTGCACGTACCGGCACCAATACAATGTTATCCTTTTGTTGTGAATCCACAGTTACCACACGTGGAAGTTGATCGCCCCTTTTACTGCTTACAACTTCAACTTTAACATCATTTAACAGTTGTGCAGGTGCTTCTTTACCTGTTGCAAGCCAATCAAGGGTTACATTAAACTTGGAAGAAATTGCCATCAGATGTTCTAATTTGATGCCCATTTTACCATCTTCAATCTTACCATAATGGCTATTATCAATGCCTATATTGGCAGAAAATTCCAATTTAGACAAATTATTTTTCTCTCTTAACTGCTTCAATCTCTGATTAATAGCCATAATCTAATAAATAAAATGGAAATTATTTCCATTAAGGTGTTGAATTATTGGAATATTTTTCCAACATTTGTCCTTTATAAAAGACAAATTGGAATTATGGGCAAACGTACGAAAAATAATAACAACTACAATCTTGAGATCCTCAATCTATTAGCAACCAAGTATGGGTATTCTGTTGACTATATCAGGAAGTGCTTACGTGGTGATCGTACAGGCATTATGCCGGATGCTATTAAGAAAGAATACACAACATTGGAAAATGAAGCCAAGAAGGCGATTGAAGATAAAATCAAAAAATCATTAGATCAATAATATGCCACATTACTTAGGTGAAATATTGGTTGTTACAAAGGATGAACTTATTCCAAGGTTTTGGAATAACTACAATTCCCTTAAAATGGAGTTGTGGCGCTACAAGGATAAACCCTATGGCATTAAGCGTGCTATGGTGGGCGGCAATTGCAGGAAGTTGCTGATTGTCTTTGATAGCCTTTCCAAAGATATGCAGGAAGCCATAGGTGATCCAAGACAACCACAGCACATCCTTGAAATTTACTATAAGGTAGATTCTGAAGCGGTGGCATTTTATAATGATTTCCGTTACCCTGATGGCAGTTACCTACTACCGCACACAATTGAAAAGAACATCATCAACGCAAGTATGCTTTCTGCCATTCAAAAACTTGAAGCGGCCCGCGAAAGCGAACGTATTGCAAAAGGTGGTTCGTTAAGAGGTATTGGCGATACATTATACAATGATGCACACACCTTTAATGCTATTCTTCTAAAAAAATATGAGGTTGAGCACAGTTTAAATAAGAGTTTAAGACGCTTTAAACAGCAATTAAATGAATTTAAAAGCGATGGTTACAGATCCTTAATCAAGGATGCTGAAGGTAATATAAAAAAGAATGCCTTAAAAAGGGATTCTAACACAGATATGCTATTAAACAACCTTTTTGCAGGGCGTGATCATAAACCAACAGCCACAGATATTGCTAAGGAATATGAAGCTTTTTTAAATGGATATGTTGAAGTAATTAATGAAGATACGGGTGAACAATACGATCCAAAAGACTTCAAGGCATTAAGTCCATCCACTATTAGCAACTACTTACGCACTTATGAAAGTAAAGCCGGTACATACGCCAAAAGAAGCGGAAACCGCCAACAGCTTATGCAGGCATTTGTTCCTTATGAAAGTCTTGAACAGCCAACATTTGCAGGATCGATGCTTTCAATTGATGATAGGCAGCCGCCATTTTGGTATGACAAAGGGCAAAGGATGTGGTGGTATTTGGGAATCGATTTGGCAAGTGAAGCAATTACAGCATGGGCTTATGGAAAAACTAAGGAAGAACTGATCCTTAACTTCTACAGGCAGTTAGTTCGCAATTACAACGAATGGAATATAAATCTGCCTGATACACTTGAATGTGAAAGTTCATTGAACAGTTCTTTTAAAGATACTTTTCTAATGGATGGTGCCATGTTCCAAAACGTACAAATTCACCCCAATTCTGCGAGATCTAAAAGGATTGAACGATACTTCAGGGATTTAAGATATGGTATTGAAAAGGAACAGGAAGGATGGATTGCAAGGCCCTTTGCTTTATCTGAATCTAATCAATCAAGTTCTGAAGCCAATGCCATTGTTCCTTATGATAAACTTGTAAAGCAATGTTTTTCCAATATCATCACCTGGAATAATATGCCAAACAAGCAGAATAAGAGCATGAGCCGCTTTGAATATTTCAAAGGATGCCAGCACCCGAACCTTAAGCCCACTAATTACAAGTCGTTCATCAAATTTTTAGGTTATAAAACTCAAAGCAGTTGCAATGCGGGTATCATACAACTTCAAAAATCTGAATGGCTGCTTGGTGATGATGCTGAAATAAAGACTGGGGAAGAACTTATCAGGCTTTTAAAACATGTTGAAGGTAAAAACATTGAAATCTATTGGCTTGATGATAATCAGGGTGAAGTTTTAAAAGCGATGGTTTATGATAGTACAGGAAGATATATCTGCGAGATCCTTCCTAAACCAATAGGTGCAAGGGCACCAATTGAAGCCACGGCAAAACACAAAGATGCAAGGGAAATTATGTCAAGGTACCGCAATACAGTTACCGCTTACATGCAGATGCAGAAGAACAATATTGATAAGGTAACTGTGATCGACAATAGGAAGAAAACAATATCTGACAGCTTCACGATTGCAGGAATTGAAAGATTTATGCCAAGGCTTGAACCGGCACCACTTCTTGAAACCCCGCCTGATGATGAAATGGAATACGTTCCACAGCAAAGGAAGGCAACAGGTTTAGCAAACACATTTTTAACTTAAAGAATTAACCAATGATCACACAAGATTTTAGAATAAAGGTACAACAGGCAATATTAGAACACAGGAACAACTTCCCTTCTTTCAGCGATGCAAAGTTTGCAAAGATGATCAACTTAAATGCCGCCATTTACAGCCGCCTGAAGAACGGTGAAACGGAAAAGCTTGCAGGTGATAGCTGGTGGATCGAACAGGGCAGAAAACTAAGCGTATCGATCTATGAAAAGAATTGGAATATCGTTCGCACCAGCGTATATGAAGAAGTTGAACAAACAATCAACTTCTGCAAGAACTTCCAAAAGGCAACCATCTTTATTGATATCTGCGGAATCGGTAAAACATGCTGCACCAAGCATGTGATCAGGACAATGCAAAATGCCTTTTATGTGGATTGCTCACAAGCCCCAACTAAAAGCCTTTTCATTAGGCATTTAGCGCAAATTTTAGGAGTAGATAACACAGGCAGGCTAAGTGATGTAAAGGAAAATGTGAAGTATTACATCAATATGATGGATAGCCCCTTCATTGCCCTTGATGATGCTGGTTATTTAGATCCAAAGGTATTTGTTGAGATCATCGAACTATGGAATGCAACAGAAGGAAGGTGTGGATGGATGATCATTGGTGATGATAGCCTTCAGGCACTAATTGAAAAAGGATTGAAATCTAAAAAGGTAGGCTTTAAAGCACTTTTCAGCAGATTTTCAGATGAATTTATTCATTGCGTTCCTGTACTGAAACAGGAAAAAACCAACTTCCTAAAACAGCTTATCGGTGATGTTGCCCATGGCAATATGCAGGATAAAACCAACATCAACAAAGTGATCAATTTATGTATAGGGAAGGAAAAAACACTTAGGCACCTTGAAACTTTAATACAGCTTGATAAGAAGTTATGAGTAGAGCACTAACCCTTAAAAACCTTTACGATAAGAAGTTTGAAACGTATGATTTTGAAGGGGTGTATAAAGAAATATTCGGCACCCCAAGCAGATCAGGCTTATGGCTGATCTACGGTAAAGAGAAAAACGGTAAAACGTGGGCAACCCTTCTTCTTTTTAACTACTTAACAAGATTCCAAAAAGGCTTGTATGTGAGTGCAGAAGAAGGTACAGATATGGAATTTCAAGATTCCTGCAGAAGGGCAAAAATGGATATAGCAAGCACAAATATGTTGATCACCGAATACGAACCATTGGAAGATCTATATAAGCGGCTTAAAAGGCATAAAGCCCCGCGCCTGGTTGTTATTGATAACCTTACCATCTACAATGATGAACTGAAGGCATCAGGAATGAAGAAGCTGCTGCAGGATTTCCCCGATACACATTTTATATGTGTTGCCCATGAAGAAAGAAACAAGCCTTACACAGCAGCCGCCACCATGGCCAGCAAGCTTGCAAAGGTGATAATACGAGTACAGGGCCTGCAGATGATTGTTGGTGGGCGTGTACCGGGTGGAACACTAAACATTGATGAAAAAAAAGCACAACTGTATCATGGAACTAAAAAGTAAAGGTATGAAAGCAATTCACGAGTACTTAGAAATTACAAAGGAACAGCACGAAAGCCAAGTATTAACGATGTTTTTGGCTTGGGCAGAAAACTACATCAGCAAAGAAACTGATTGGCAGAATATAATTGCCAATAGTGGCATTGCAAGTTGGTTTATGAGTGAAATAACTGAACTGGAAAAGGATTTTATTGAAGAAGTGGAAGGTTATGATCATTCACGCGTGATCACAAAATTGGATTATCAGCAGATGTACCATAACTGCATCCTTCGCATCCTTGATCTTTATCCAAAACCAAAACTTGAAGCCGCTAAAAAAGTTCCTTCCGGCATACCTGTGATGAGATCTAACGGGGTTTTAATGTTCACCCACTTAAACAGGAACTGATGAACCCACAGGAAATAAAAAGTAAGATCGAAAACCTTGATTGGTGGCTTACAAATCATCCCAACGATCCCAATTACAGCCAAGTATTGCAGGATAAGCAGAACCTTCAAAAACAACTTAAAGAATTAGAAGAAAATGGATGATCAAATTGATGAAAGGCTTTTCCAACTGCTAATGGTATTGCACTATGCCAGCGAAAAAACTGCAATGCTTAAAGTTGGTGAAAGGATATGTATAAATCAGGAACGGGCAGCCCTGATGCGATTAAAGGAAGGCACAGATACCGGGTTCATCCAGTCTGAAACGGTAATGAAGAAGATTGATAACATACTTGAACTGATGCAAAAAACAAATTGGCAATTTAAAGAAGAAGATTATGAATACTGATTTTGAACAGGTAGATCCTACCAATATTAATGTAAACGAACCACAAATTTTAAGCGATTTAAACACAAATATTATGAATACAGCACCCGATAAAATTGAAACAATTGAAGAATTAGAAGCACGCCTTAAAGCCCTGAAAGATGCCCAAAATGCAGAAAAGGATCGTGAACGCAAAGCCTATGAAGATTTAAGAAACGGCACGATTACCAAATTAGTAAGCAAGGCACAAAGGATCAACAGGATATTAACCGCCTTTAAAGGTGAATCCTTTTCAGATATGCAGGCTATTTGGCATCTTCTGCAAACTCACAGCGCAAGGCACAACGATGGAAAAGGCAACTTCAGGATTGAGTTTGGAGATTCCCGCATCACTTACCGCAGGCAGGGAAAACCCACATTCGATGAACGTTCAGAACAGGCAGAAAAGCACATTATTGATTTTGTAAATAAGAAGTTTGAAAATGATCAAGATACACGTGATCTGATCATGTCATTGTTGGAACGTAAAGCCGGGGAACTTGATGTTAACCTGATTCAAAAGCTTTACCAAATGGAAAACCGCTTTGATGATGAAAATTGGAAGCGTGGCATTGAACTTCTAAAGGAAAGCTACAAGTATAGCCATTCTAAAGACTATATCAATTTTGAACACAGGGATGATAAAGGGGAATGGAAATCAATTGTGCTTCATTTTGCCAACGTGTAATTATGGATAAAAAAATATTAGATGCCTGTTGTGGCAGCCGAATGTTTTGGTTCGATAAAAACAATCCTAATGTTCATTTTCAAGATATCAGGAAGGAAGATCATATCCTTTGCGATGGCAGAACCTTGGAAGTAAACCCTGATATAGTGGCTGATTTTAGGGATATGCCTTATGATGATAACACATTTAAGCTTGTGGTGTTTGATCCACCACATCTTAAATGGCTTGGGCAGGATTCGTGGATGGCTAAAAAATATGGTGTTCTTCTTCCAAGTTGGGAACTGGATATAAAGCAGGGAGTTAGTGAATGTATGCGAGTTTTAGAACCAAACGGGATTTTGATATTCAAATGGAATGAAATTCAGATCAAGTTAAATGATGTACTTAAAAATATTGATTATAAACCCCTATTCGGGCATACATCCGGAAGGCATGGCAAAACAATATGGCTGTGCTTTATGAAGGGAATAAGTTAAAAGTTATGATTATAGCAGCAACCGCAAATCAAAAACGTGATATCCACATGAATGTTCCAAAGGATATCAAGGAAGAAGTGATCCAATGGGCAACCAATGACAATGCAAAAATCAGCTGTAATGATCTTTCATTTGATCAGGCTAATGAAGTGCTTTCAAGGTTCGGCCGCAAGCCACACAAGCTTAATTTTTGGGCAAAATTCGATAAGAAAAATGAACGCCATAAGTACATCCTAAGCCTTTGCATCCAATATGGCTGGTGGAAGAAATCAGGGAAGTATAACCGCATTGCAGATCTTGACAAATTAAACGCGTGGATGCACTCGGATCGCAACCCTGTAAAGAAAGCCCTTGAAGATATGGAAAGTAAAGAATTATCAAAATTCATCATTGCCCTTGAAGGCATGACTAAATCAAAGAAGTAGTATGGATTGGATCTTATTATTAATTGTGCTGCTTACAGGTGCTGGTTGTTTTTTCGCAGGATTGTTTTTGGGTAGGGTAATGGAAAGAAATAAGCCCGAACCGGATGAAGTTGATAAACTCGGATTACCGCCATGCAGGTGCCGTGATGTTAATCAATGTAATACCTGGTGTAATGCCAAAGAACGCTTTAAAAGAAACCCGCCAAATGATTAATTGTGGCCACCCCAAAGATAAGAGGTACACTAAAGTATTAGAAAGTACCACTACCTGTGAAAAAACTGTTACCGCATGCTTAAACTGCGGTGCTTGGCTTGACGAACCTAAAAACGATTGTAGATGATTATAGAATTAAAAGTAAATGCTGATCAGCTTCAATACCTATCAGCAATTTTTGAAGATCTGATTGAATCAGCAACTTCCAAAATGCTTCAACCAACCACGCCAAAGGCTAATAAAGTTGTTACAAGCATCTGTATTGATGTTGCTGAAAATATAACATCAAAATATAATAAAATCAGCAAGAAGCAAACCCTTTTTGATACTAAGAAGAAGTACAAGCTTTCCCTGAAGTACCATGAAGCACATGCCGTGAATATCCTTGTAGCAGGCAAAATACATTCTGAATCTGATCCATATAGGAAAAGTATGGCTGTACAGATCAGCAACACAATAGACAGGAAATTATGACAGTTGAACAGTTAACCACATATAGAGTACAGGGCAAAGAAATTGGGCTTGTGTTCCTGTTTAAATACGATTTAAACGGCTTTATAAGGGCATGGGAAGTTAGTGAAGGCGAATTGAACGCAAAGCAAAGTTTGTGGTTGTTCGCTGTTCCTGATGGGCAAAGCTGTGCAAGGTTCCCCGCCAATGAAGCTGAATTTAAAGCACGGTGGCTTAATAATGATGATATCCTTGAAAAGTTTGATATCAGTACCCGCCCTGCAGATATATCCTTTGAAGCTTTGTGGATCTTGTATGATCACAAAGTGGCTAAACAGGATGCCATGAAATCCTTCAATAAGCTGAAGGAAGATGAAAAAATTAAATGCTTCACCGAAATTCCTTATTACTTGGATTATCTGAAACGGAATCCGGGCATTGGTAAGCTTCACCTTGCAACCTACATCAATAAAAGGCGCTTTGAAGATGAAAGGCCAGTTATTACCAGCAAGAAAAACAGCAATCCCGCACTTAGGGATTTGGCTTCACAGAAAACCATTAAATAACCTTAATCAACAGTAAACAAAATGAAAAAACCGATACAAGTATATTGGATAGATCTTTTTTGTGGTGCTGGTGGCACATCCACCGGCATCCACTTAGCATCAGAACATACAAAAGTTATTGCCTGCGTTAATCACGATGAAAACGCAATTAAATCACATCAGGTAAATCACCCTGAAGCCGCACACTTTACAGAAGATATAAGGGATTTTGATGTTGTGCTTAAGCTTAAAAAGATCGTTGAAGATCTTCGAGCCAAAGAACCTGATTGCATAATCTCAATTTGGGCAAGCCTTGAATGCACCAATTTTTCAAGGGCAAAAGGCGGCCTGCCCCGTGATGCTGATAGCCGCACACTTGCTGAACACATGTTCATGTACCTTGAACAATTAGATCCTGAATATTTTTGGGTTGAAAATGTAGTTGAATTTATGGGTTGGGGGCCATTAGATGAAAATGGAAAACCTGTATCTAAAACTGAAGGTAAGGATTACGTGAAATGGATTGAGAATGTAAAATCATTCGGATTCAGGTTTGATAAGAAGATCCTTAACGCTGCAGATTTTGGGGCATACCAAAGCCGTAAACGTTATTTTGCACAGTTTGCAAAGCATGGTTTGCCGATTGCATGGCCTGAACAAACACATTCAAAAGATAAAGTTGCAAGCCCTCTATTCCCAATAAAAAAATGGAAGGCTGTTCGTGATGTGCTGGATCTTGAAGATGAAGGTGAAAGTATATTCACGCGCAAAAAACCATTATCTGAAAATACCTTAAAAAGGATATTTGCCGGACTTCAAAAATTTGCTTCTGTAGGTGAACCTGTCTTTACAAAAAGATACAACGGTGGCAAAACCAATCCTGAACATAAAGTAAATAGCATTGATAAACCAATTGGCACCATATTATCAAATTGCACCCATGCCCTTGTAAATAGCGTTTTTCTTAAGAAATATTATTCAGGCCGCCCTGAAGGCAAAGTAATTGGTGTGGATGGCCCTGCAGGAACTTTACGCTGCAGCGATGGGCAGGCATTAGTTACCGCATCGCACTTCTTATTTCAATCTTATGGTGGTGAACCTTCAGCAAAAGTTTACAGCCCCGATGCACCTGGCAGAACCATTACAGCAGGTGATAATAATTCCATTGTATCTGCTGTTCACTTCATTGCCCAACGCAATACAGGCGATCCAAGTTCAAGGGTTGTGGATCCTGATGGCCCTGCACGAACATTAACAGCAACAGGCGGCAATCAGGAAGTTGTTACTGCTACCCATTTAAGCACTTATTATGGCAGCTTTGGATTGCACGATATAAACAATCCTGCACCAACAGTACCAACTAAAGACAGGATAACCAAAGTAGATGTTCAATTCATAATGAATCAATTTTCAGGTGGTGGGCAACATACTGATATCAATAATCCTGCAGGTACAATTACTGTAATTCCAAAGGGCAACCTGATCACCGCAAACAGCTTCTTATTTAATCCGGGTTGGGGCGGACATAGCACCAATGTTAATGAACCAAGCGGCACGGTAGTAGCAAGCCAGCACAAAGCACCCCTGCACGTGGTACAGGCTGAAAAATCTGAAACTTTTGTCATTATTCTGATATACGATACCGACAGCCCAACAATGGTTAAAATAAAGGAATTTATGTGCCTTCATGGCATCCTTGATATTAAGATGCGAATGTTGAAGATTGAAGAACTTTTACAGATCCAAGGCTTCCCGAAAACTTACAAGCTTATTGGCACCAAAACCCAACAAAAAAAATATATCGGTAATGCTGTTGAAGTTACACAAGCCAAAGCTTTGAGCAAATCCCACATTGAAGCCTTAATTGATCATTTTAATAAAGTAGCAGCCTAATGAAAATACTTCACCTTACAGTTACAAAAAAATGGTTTGATCTGATGATCACGGGTGAAAAGGATAAGGAGTTCAGAAAGCCTTCACCGTGGATCTTATCAAGGCTATGGGATAAGCAACCTGAAAGCACTATTGCAAAAAAGGTATATAAAGAAAAGCAATATGATGCTGTAAAGTTCACCAATGGTTATGGAAGTAATATGCCGTATTTCATTGCACATTATAAAGGCTTCACAGAATCTAAAACCGCTTATCCTGCCATTTATTCTGATGGATCATTAGTGAAGGTGGAAAAAGGTGATATCATCATAAAATTGGGTGATATCATCGAAAAGGGCAACATTGATAACATTTGCCAATGTTCTGTGAGTATCGAAACAAATGAAGGCACCTGTGAATATTGCGGGGGCATTATTGACTAAAAATAAAAATATGACATCACAAATAGAAAATAGTAAGGCTTATAAGCAGCTTCATCCGTTTCAACAAAAATTAGTTTTGAAACGTGATAATAGAAAACAAGTTGAGGATGCAATAATAATAGCACGCACGATTGGTTATGCTAATTGGGCTGCAAGTTCTCCTATGTCGCATTCGTGGCGGGAGATCGTAAAAGAATTGGTATGATGGTGTTAAGTAAAGATTCATTAGATACATTGTATCACGGGGTTGATTATCTTCAGGAAGCTGTACGCAGGGCACACGATGAATTGCGGCATAAACAGGATGAAGCATTGAAGTTGCTTATTAAGGATCGCCTTGCAGATTTAGGGCATATTTTTCAAGATGATAGCCATTTTTTTGACTTTGTAAAAGTGCGGTTAAGAAGAATCGAATTTGAAGGTGATCCGGGCAGTTATCAAATTAGGCTTGATTTTATAGATGCAAAAGAGCCTGGTATTCTTTTGGCAACATTTTCAACTAAGATCACAATGGAAGGTAATGGTGGCAACATAACATTTACCATTGGATAAAAATCCTTAGTTTTGTCCTACAATTAATTAAAAAATATGGTATTAGCAGTTTACACTTCACCTGAAGTTATTGCATTAGATAATGAAGTTAAATCAATAAGGGATGCTTTTGCACGTGGAAAGATCCAGTTTCATCATTGGGGATTTACAGATACATCTTCAGATAATAATTCAGAAGAACGTGAAGAAGGGATTTCAACAATATTGAGGTTTACAATAAAGAATGATCGTGTAACGCCATTTGCAAATGATGAAGAAATACATGATATGTTTATGATACTTCTTCAGGAAGGAACAATTTTTCAAGCGGTTTTTACATCAAATCAAAACAATCAAAGGCTTATTTCAATAACATTTAACTGGAATCAAGGATGAAAAAATTATTACTCACAGCGTTTTTGATGCTGGCCATGGCGGCACAGGCACAGGATCCGATTGCTGAAGCAAAGCAGGCAATTGAAAAAGAAGATACTTATACTGCCCAAAAGAAATTGGATGCAGTTTTAAAGGATAGCCCGGATAATGCTGAAGCCAATTTCCTGATGGCGAAATCCTATACCATTAAAAGGAACTTTGCCCAATCAAGGAAATACATTGATAAGGCCATTGCCTTAGATCCGGCAAACGTTGCTTACAGGAAGTTAAGGATCAATAGCCTTAATTCATCATCAAGCAATCAGGATCTGCAGAACGTTATTGCAGATCTTCAGTACCTGATCAGCACAGGTGATAAAAGGGCTGTTATTTACTCAACTTTGGCAACTGCAGAAAAGGAACTTGGAAATAACATCTTCAGGTTTACAGAAAATAAATCAGCAGATACTTATAAAGAAGCTGCTTTACATTTTGAAAATTCAAAGGCGGCCTATGGCAAAGCGATTGAAGCCGATCAGGCAAGCAAAGCCAAGTTTGAATATGAGATCAAGCAATTAGATCTTAGTATTTCGGAAGTCAAAAAGATGATATAACTAAAAAGCCCTGCAAGATCTGCAGGGCTTTTTTTTTGGGATTTACTTGGGTTATTCTTAACCTTTTATAAGTAGGAAAATCGCCTTGACTTGAATTGGCAAACTTTATATTTTTGCTACTATGTCAAGGGATAAACAACTACAGGACAAAAAAAAGAGTGAAGTGCGCCAGTATTTCAGCAAACTTGATACCATTCAGGAATATGGTGTTAAAAAACATACAACGGCTTGGTGCATTGCAAAAACTGCAGAAGCGTTTTTTTTAAGGCCGAAAACAATCGAAACTTACATTTATTCCTAAAGATCAAAAAGCTGTTCGCGCACAGGCGCTGGTACAGTTGCAACTTCATTTTCAATATCCATATTTTCAAATTGCGTGCTTTCAAACTTCTTCAGGGCTGAACTATCAGTACAATTAAATTCATAGCGTTGCACATATAAAAGATTTGCTGTACCCGTTTCAACCGGGTTGAAGCCTTTTCTTGTCATATCGCTGTAATAGTTGCCGCTGGATCCGTGAAAGCACGCATGTACTTTGGTTAACAGATCAAGGAACTGCAGCGCGTGTGCCTGTTTTTTGCTTCCACGTGCAGTATCGGCAAACGTTTCATAAAAAAGGTAGATATCAACCTGCATCCTTATTTGCTGTATTCCTTCTGCCTGATCATCGGCCTGCAGGATCCTATAAGCAAAAAACAAAGCAGGTGCCCTGAAGGGATGTTCTTCAGCCATAAAGGATATCTGTTCAGCCCAAAGATCCACGTGCTTTATTTCTGCTATTTCTGCAGTTACTTTTTGTTCCTGTTCCAGGTATAGATCCTTTAAATTTTCCATCGTTTAATTACTGTTTAAATTGCCTTAAAACGTTCTGCAATCATGTTGAAGAACTTATCTTCAATAATCTTCATAAATGCCTGTGAATCGCCCATAAATTGCCTTTTAGGCATTGTAAAGGTGAAGTGGCTTTTTTTGGTAAGTGCCATCAGCTTATATTTTTCATTCCGGGTGCGCTTGTACATATACCAAAACCATTTTTTCATTTTAGGTGTAACAGGAATATTTACAACTCCACCTTCATTGTGTATGGCTGCATACTTTGCCGTTGCCGTTGCCACTATGCGCTTATCATTGGCTTCTGTAATACTTATTGAATCACGCAAAGCGGCTGATTTTACCAATATAGCCCGCCCTGCATCATCATTATTTTTCCTTTGTTGCCAAGGCGTGAAGGATGTATCAGTAAATCCCTGTTTTTCAAAGTTGCCCACGATAAAGTTGATCATTTCAACTTCAGCAATGGTTTGCGCATCCGCAATAAGTTGGCGGGCAATTGCATGAAAATCAGGAATATTGTTTGACATGTTATTTTTTTTATATATTTGCAGAGCGATGCGGGATATAATGCCCAAACCGCTACCTAAAAGCCACTTCTTACGATGTGGCTTTTAGCTTTTCTAAGGTTTGCCTAAAATCATCTTTAAGGATATCTTCACGGCTAATGCTCACAGCCTTATTTTTATAAATGAAGATCAGATTTTTAATGGTTTTCCTGCGATCTTCAGTAATATCACCCTTTATCCTTCTGTACAGATCCTGAATTTCAAGATCCTTTATACCATCAAGATTGAAAACAACGTTGGTTGCCCCTTGTTTCTTTGCCGAATCCAAGCCGCCCAATACGCCCCTGTAACCGTTTATTTCCTTAAGATCTGCAAGTTCATCATCAATAAGCAATTCAGGGTTTTTAACGCCCTGTGTTTTCACGTGCGGGCGTATCTTCACATCATGCTTCAGGTTATCCACAATTATCTTTCCTGCTTTAAGGTTGCTCATAAAATCTTTGTTATCTGCCCAAATTGAGCCTTCAAGATTTCCCTTTTTACCTTCATGCAGCACTTCATAAGCAGGTTCTGCAACCTTCATCTGTTCAAAGCCTTCACGCACCTTCTTTGCTTCTTCACGTGGAATTAAAAAGTAAGGATGATCTTCATTAAAAGCTTTGCCCGATTTAGCCACATTGTTATGGAAGCCCATTTGTGGATTGCCTTCAGGCGTTCCCTTTGTGGCTGCTTGGCTTGTCTGTTCCACATAGCACCTGCAGTTATGCCCGTTTGGCGGGTACCATTTATCCCAAAAAGGATCATTAACAGGCTTGATGATATCTTCCATCTGCTTATGATCATCACGCACCCGATCATCTTTTGCCGTTTTATACTTCAGGTTTGGGTAAAGCCTTGCCTGTGATTCATACTTTGCCCACTTGGCAGCCATTGCCCCGGATCGCAAAGCTGTATTGTATTCTGTACGCAGGTAATTAAGGTTATATTCATTGTTGATCTTCAATGCCTGTTCCTTAAATTCCTGCCATGATCGCGGATTGCCATCATCACCTTGCAGCAAAAAGTTAAGCTTTGCCATCTGTTGATATGTCTTAGCACCCGAAAACTTATAAAGGTTCTGTTTTAGATCCAGGATGCGCTTTGCATTATCATCGGTGTACTTGAAGAAGCCTTTTCCAAAGCCTGAAGCCATTCCTGTGCTTAGTTCGCTGTAAATTTCCTTTACAAGCCCCGCATTGAGATCTTCAGGCTTTATTTTACCATCGTGCAGATCCTTTGCCACTTTTTCGATAAGCTTCGTGAATTGGCTTATATCAATGGCCTGTGGATTCTGATGATCATCACACATCTTTTCATAATGTGCAAAGATCTCACTAAAGCTGTAAGCGCCTAAATCTTGCTTCGATCTGCTTTTTTTTTTGCTCCTGTTCCTTAGCAGGATCAGAAGGCTGTTCTTCAGGCTGTGTGTACTTCAGCCCCTTGATCGGGATGCCAGTTTTTTCCGTGATGTAAGCATAATCAACTTCATAACCTGCATTTGAAAGCGTGGCAATACTATCAACCAATTCCTTTGGCGATAACTCTTTGCTTTCATCCCAATCGAACTTATATTTTGTGATACCGGCATAGGCTGGGCTGATCATTTCCAAACGCCAAAACAATTCCTTATTAATAAGGTACCTGATATCGGTTTTATCGCTGTTGTGCCTATCTTCAGCAACATCCTGAAATACTTTTAAAGATCCGTATGTTCCGGATGCGCTTCCATCGGTGGTACCATCCTGCCCAAGCACCCTTTTACTGATCTTGGAATCACGATGTGCAATAAGGCGATCAAAGATTTCTGCAGATGTGGTGCCGTTTGTCTGAAGCACTTCAATCTTTTCATCTCCCTGAAGAACCGCCCAATGATTGTTAACCATTGCCGCCATCATGTTTGCAAGTTCCTGCTGTCTGGTATCTGAATAGCTGCTTGTGGTTACAGATCTCATTGGGATGCCGTAACGTTCCACAAATTCATCATAACAAGCTTCAGCAAACCTTTTGCTTAGAACATCAGGCGCAACACTTTTAAGGATTCCAAGATCCCTGTTTTTTCGCACCTGGATATAATAAGGCTTCAATGGCCCTTCTTTATAGTCATAGCCAATTTCATCCCCAACTTCACGCACAATGATGCCTTTATCCGGCAACACGTTTTCAGGATCTATTTGATTGGCTGCAGCCAGTTCCATTGTTTCAGGATCAAGATCCCAAAGTTCAATTACTGTTGTGCCTATAAATTTAGCTTTCATTGCATGGTACAGGAAGCTATCAAACCAAGGCTGTTCAAACAGCTTCATCATATCAGCGTTATCCTTGCCTGATTCATCCACGATCTTGAATTTTGATCCCTGAATTTTCAAGATCCTGCTTTCCATTACAGATCCCAAATGCCCATCCATTTCTATACTGTCATAGATAGCCAATAAGGGTGCCCGTTGTGGGCTTTCACCCAATTGCGCCAACGAAAGCGCTTCCTTCCAAGTCTTAATGCTTTGGGCAGATAACACTTTGCTTTTAGGCAGTATCACGCCCGAGGGCCTGTTACTGTAGCTTTTGCCAATTTTACTGTTTTGCGCCATGGTTAAAATAAATGATCATCGTTATTACTGTTGCCCCAAAGAACTTCCTGCCTGATAGGAATATCAAGTAATGGAAGCCCCGGATTTTCATTTCCATCCCTTACATCATCCAGCCACTTCATTGCTTCTTTATAATCATCTGCTGCATCAGTTGGCACTTTTCGGGCTGCATTTCGCCTGATGGCCCTGTAAGTAACTATTGATGTAAGCGCACTTACTATAAGATCTTTTCCTTCATAATCCTGATCTGAAAAGATTACGTTCACATCATAAGTGTTCCGCAATTTGCTTTTTATAGTGGCTATTGATTGCGCTTCAATTTTATCAAGGGCTTCAAGATCTTCCTGTACACTTTCATCAATGTACACATCAAATAGGCGGGTTTCTAAATCCGCACGGGTTAAAAATTGTAATGCCATTAGTATAAATGCTTTCGTTCTACTTTGCCCGTTAAAGGGGCTTTACCTGGTGTGCCTGTGTAAATATGTTTTGATAGGTAGGTGATTGCCTGTTCATCGGCATCGGGTGCATCATCATGCCCCTTGTAATTAGGTTCGATCCCGAACAATTGCGCCATACCAATTTGGGTATCTTTATGCGGCTTCATCTTTTCATTATACCAAATCCTTCCATTTTGATAATAAGGCTGAAGCGATACAATACGATCATATTTCCTTATGCGCGGTGTATCAACTTTTGTAATCCGCAAATCAATCTGATGATCATCTTCCGCTTCCCTTATGGTGCGTTCCACTTCATCATTCCAAAACTGACTTTCAAAACGCCAATGCACCCTAACGCCTGCAGGAAGGTTTTTTTGATAATCTGCCATAAAGTCAAGGGCGGCACGCATTTTCGTTTTCTTTACAAAAGATGTGATGTAATAAAACTGCTTGTTTTTAAGCCCCCAAATACGAACCGCATTGTAATCGGCTGTTGCTGTTCCGGCATAGGCAATATCCCAATGCCCAACAATTGCATCAAAATGATCAAGGCGCGGCAACTTGCACCATTGAACTTGATCATCCTTGAAGATCTTGCCTTCAACATGTGGTTCCTGATTGTATTCTGCCTGTGCTGCAAGTATTCCAATTTCATCTTCAACTTCCTGAAAATATGTATCTGAATACTTTTCAGGCCATGCGGGCTTATAGGTTACAGGATCATAAGCCTTCACGTGATGAACCTTCCATTTAGGGTGCCGTTCCTGCAGCTTCTTTTGGATCATTATTGGAGCAAAGGCATTGTTTGCTAAAATGAAGCGCCTTGTTTGCCCATCCATTGTTGGCAAAAGGTACTTTTCAACCCATTCAACAATTTCATCCTGCCTGCGTTCATTCTTAACAGTATCTTTGGTTTCACAATCATCCATTACGATGTAATTGGGGCGCAAATTGCCTACCCTTAAACCCCTGCAAGATTGCCCCAAGCCTAATGCCTGTGCAATGAAATTGTTTTTTGTTTGGTAAAATCCATCTTCCCAGCTTCCGGGGTTTTTCTGTTCCCCAAAATCTTTTATGATCTGTGGATTGTTTTCCCATTCAAGCCTTAAATCTTCAAGTAATTGTTCAGCCTTATCATAGCTGCTGCCAACAATAACCATATAGACCTTTTCACCTTTTAGCCATAACCAAAAAGGGATCAGGATATCAGATACAACAGATTTTGCAAGCCCACGCCCCCATTCACAAAAGGCTTTGCAGGTAAGGTGCTTTGATACATAAATTGCAAGTTCAATGTGGAACCATGCAGAAGGGCAATCCGCATAATGCGGAAAGAACCTTTGCACCATAAACCCAAAATCTTTTTCTGCCCTTGCTAATGCTGCAGCCGTTTCTTCCTTGGTTTCATTAGGATTGATTTTGCCGCCTGAAGCCCGGATCAACTTGATCTTTTCGAGTATGCGATTTTTGGCTATTTTATCGGCCTGCTTCATTACTTGATTGAATCGGTTTTTGGGCAATACTTCACGATCTTCTTTTCTGAAGTGTGGCTTATGCTGTTTGTGTGGAAATCATAGAAGATGCTGGTGATCACTCTTACACGGTAAATATCCCCGCGTAAATGTTTTGATTCAATGATCTGCCCAACTTTATAGCCACAGCCTTTTTTAAGCAAATGTGATCCGATCCTTAACCGCCATTGTGCTGCAGGCGCTTTTGATGCAATAAGGTTTAAAATGAGTTTAAACATATATTAATTAGTATTTAAGTGCGAGATTGTTAATGTGTTCTTCAAAAAATTCAAGCAGATCTGCATGAACAGCAGGCTTCATTTTCTGAAGCATTTCATTCATTATTGATTCTGTTACATTGATGTACACGTTGTAAGGGATCCTGTGTGCCTTTTCAAAGTTTTCCTTTGTCTTGTTAAGCTTGGCCATGGCATCAACCAGCTTGAACTTGGCATCTTCTTTTGCTTCAGGATCTGATTCCATTTCAATAAGCTTTTCAGCATAGTGATCAATAACTTTATTTATGTTATCCAATCCTGAACTTAAGGAACTCATTAAGGCATTTCGCCTGTCTTTCCAGCCATATTTTTTAACCCAATCCCCAACGGTTTTTTCGGTTATGCCCAAATATTCTGCTATCTGTTTGGCGGTTTTGCGCTGTTTTACATAGAGTTCTTCAGCAAGTTTTCTTTCCCTGTCTTTTGCCATAATTCACATTGATTATGATGCAAAATTGCACCTTCATTAGAGTACCTGAAGAAATCTTTTCCTACACAAGGATTACAAACCTGATAAAGGATTCTTTAAATCCTGATGTAGGAATTTCAATTTTTGAAGCCGTTGTTTTCTCCCAACATTTGCATCAACATTTCGATGAACAAATAAATTTTTACAAGTGATCAGAAAACACATTTACGCAATTTCAGCAGCCTTAATTATAGCCTTCAGCGGTTCTAATTTTGCGGCATTAGCGGCACAGCATCCCATGGCTATTACTGCAGAAGCAAAAAATAATGTTGCAGAAATAAGGATATCAGGTGTAATACATGAATATCAAAATTCTGCACAGGCATTTAAGCGCACCATTGATGATCTGCTTGCACAAGGCATTGAAGATGTAAATCTTTATATCAATTGCCCGGGCGGTTCTGTATTTGAAGCCAACGAGATTGCAAACGAGATTGAAAGATTTACAGGAACAATAAAAGGCTTTGGTGGTGCTTTGGTGGCATCAGCAGCTTCTTACCTGGCATTGATATGTGATTCTTTTGAAATGGCTGAAAATGGGCAGTACATGTACCATAAACCACACGGCATCATTGGCGGCAATGAAGATGCCATTGAATCACAGCTTAAACTTCTTAAAGGGCTTACATCACAGTACAGGAAGAAGTATGCCGAAAAAACTGGAATGACTGAAGATCAAATTGAAGCCAATTGGGCTAAAGGGGATGTGTGGCTAAGTGCTGCAGAAGCTTTGGAACAGGGATTCATTACAGGCATTTCCAAAAAGAAAGCACCGATAACACAAGAAACAAAAGCCCTTTTCACGGCTTGTGGTGCCCCAACTTCCCCGCGAATAAATACAAAAACTACAAATAAGATGGATCAAAAAGCGATTGCAAAATCTTTGGGGCTTCCTGAAGATGCTACTGAAGAACAGATCAATGCAGCTATCAAGGCAAATAAGGAAGCCGCTGATAATGCTGCTGCTGACAAAAAAACAGCACAGGAAGCACAGGCAAAGAACCTTATCAATAAGGGTGTGCTGGATAAGAAGTTTGATGCCAAGACAGGTGAAAGCCTTCTTAAATGGGCAGAAACTGATTATGAAGCCTGTGAAAAGTACGTTAACGGCCTTCAGGCAATGAGTGCAGTAAGCAAGCACATCACTCCTGGTAAAACTGCAGAAATAGCCGCAAAGAAATTTGAGGATATGACTGAAGAAGAACAGAAGGATCTTGCTGAAAACGATCCTGAAGCCTTCACAGCGGCTTATACTGCCTACCTAAGCAAGTAAGCCAAACCAACCTTTTAAACTCTTAATACTTATATGAAAAACAAGATCGGATTATTTTTCGGCTTACTGATTTTAACGTTAGCCGTTGTTACAGGGTATGCAAAAGAAGCCCCTGAAGAAACTACAATGTACACAGCCGGTGTAGCAATTGTTGATGGTGACCTGCTTAACCAACTTAATGAAAAATTCATTATCACCAAGTTTAAGCATATCGGTACATGGTTACAGGAAGTAACAAGTAAGGATAATTGGGTATCAAATGATGCCATCAAGATCCCAAAACGTAAAGGCACAAATGCACCAACTGTATTGATCAACAATGCCGTTTATCCAATAGCATCAAATAACAGGGAAGATGAACACGTAGTTGTTTCACTTAACAAATACGATACTGAAAACCGTGTTGTTACTGATGATGAACTTAACGCCATTGCTTACGATAAAGAAGGTGATATCAACCTTGAACTGAAGGAAGAACTGGAAGCACAAACCACTTACCATGCGCTTCACTCTTTATCACCAGCTTCTAACGCTGCAAGCACCCCTGTAATTGAAACAACAGGCGCAAATGATGGTACAGGCCGTTTAAGAATGACCAAAAAGGATATCATCATCCTGAAGGGCAAACTTGATGCGCTTTCAGTTCCATTGGAAGGCAGGATCCTTGTGTTATCAACTGTTCATGCAAATGATCTTTTACTTGAAGATAGCGCCTTTGAAAAAGGATATCATAACCGTGTTGATGGTGCGATTTCAGTTAACTATTACGGCTTCAAGATATACGAAAATGTATATACGCCAACTTACCATGCTACCAACAAAACCAAGCTTGCTTTTGGTTCGGTAACGGCAGGCCGTTTAAGTTCGATTGTGTTCCACAAAAAATCAACTGTAAAAGCTAAAGGTACTGTTACCAGGTATGCAGCAGATGCAAAGCAAAACCCAAGGTACAGACAATCTGAAGTTGGTTATAGGGTATATTTTGGATGCTTCGCCATTCAGGATGAAGGGCAGGCCGCTATCATTGATGGCGTAGCAGCTTAACAACATAGAAAAGCAAATTATATATGAAAGCCACCATCCACAAGCTATCAATCCAATATGCAAGTGCGGTGGCTTTTTTTGAAAAACACATTATACCAAAGAATATGAATGCCGTACTAACAAGGGAACATGCTGAACCCACACAAACATTAGGCAAGCTTGAACTTTACGATGCTTCAGGCAAAAGGCTTTTCGAGTGCAAAACGCTTGAACTTCCATGGCTGAACAATACTAAGCAAAAAAGCTGCATCCCAACGGGAATCTACACAGTAACAGCAAGAACTTCCCCAAAGTACGGCCTTCATTACTTGGTAAACAAAGTGAAGAACAGGGATTCAATTCTTATTCATCACGGCAATTACAAAACGGATATTTTGGGCTGCATACTTGTAGGATCTGCACACGTTGATCTTAATGGTGATACCTGTAAAGATGTTACTTCAAGTAAGGCAACCATGAAAAAACTGCTAAAATTAGCCCCTGATGGCTTTAAACTAAGCATACGATGATAAAAGAAGAAAAACAGGCTTGGGGTTTATGGATTGCTGCAATGCTCATACTTCTGTTGTGCCTTGGCTGTGGATCAAAAAAAGGGTTTACGAGTTCACAAACTATCAAGGATAGCACGTGGATTAAAAAAACAGTAACGCCCATTGATACTGCAGTTACAATACCGGGCAATAAAGTTGGCGTATCGGCAAAGCTTGAAGATCTAACTGAAGGGAAGATTTTTGAAAACACATCCAAGAACCTAACGGCTTCTTTAAGGCGTGAAGGCAACACAATAATTGCCAATTGCAATCAGGAAGAACTTGAAATGATCATCCGGCTGCAAAAAGAACTTTTAGAGGTTTACCGATCACGGGAAACTGATAAACAAGAAACAAAAACGGTTACTGAAAACAAAGTGCCGTGGTACCTGGTACCGTTAGTGTGGTTGGGCGGGATCTGCCTGATCATCATCCTAATCGCATTATTAATCAAATTTTTAAAACCAAAGAAGTTACCATGAAACAAGGTATAAAATTAGCGGCCATTGCCGCCTTCACAGCCTTCCCAAATGCAAAATCAGTTTGGGTTAGCCCGGATGAACAGGCTTTCCTTCACGAATCACGCGCAAAGATGCACAACAGCGATTCTGTTGAAGTGAAGCGTATTGATGTGATGGAAGAAGAATCGGGTGCAGATCCTGCAGGTGATTCTAAAGATCCGGCACAGCCACAACCTGAAGGCGTTAATGTTGTTACCGCCAAGGTTAAAACAATGACCAGCATTGAAGAACTGGAAGAACTGAAAAAGAACGATAACCGCAAAACTGTTCAGGATGCAATTGATAAAAGGATTGCAACGCTTAAAGCGGCACCTGCCACACAGCCTGCAGCCCCAACAGAACCGGCTAAAGATCCTGTAACAGATCCTGCAACTAATAACGAGCAATAACCATGTTTGAAGGTGTAAATGTAAACAGGGGCCAAGGCGCCCTAAATAGACAAAACGCCAGCACGGATGGTGTGATGGCCCTTGTGGCATATTCACCATCTGCAGGTACAGGGGCTTACAATACAGCTTACAGGCTTATTGAACCTGCAGGCGCTGTTACCTTAGGTTATGGCCCTGCGTATGATTCCAACGGGCATGTGATAGTTCACGGGCATGTTACTGAATTTTTCAGGCTTGCACCAGGTGGAACATTGATCCTGATCGTTACAGATAAAACCACAGCCAAAGCCTTCTTTGAAAGTGTTGAAGCAAAAGCTTTGTTCAGGCAGAACAGCGATGTTAAGCGCATTGCTTATGCTTATAATGGACAGCCTGCAGCATTGAACATGGTGCAGGAACTTGCCGCTGCACAACTATTCATTGATGATATGGCTAAAGAAAAGATCCTTTTTGATGGGATATATCTTGAAGGCAGGAATCTTGGTGCTGCAGCCGTAACACTAAGGACAAATGCAGCGCCACAATGTTCTGTTGTTATCGCCCAAGATCCGGCTGTTGCTGTGCTTGATGCAGCCTATGCCAAATATGCAGCCGTGGGCAGCGCATTAGGTATGAGGGCAGCCCGTAAGGTTAATGAAAACTTAGGATCTGTTGATATTATCAATAAGCCTAATGCCAAAAAAGGCAACATCAGTTATCCGCTTACAGATAGGCTGCTTGGGAAATGGCTTAGTGCAAATCTTAGTGATGGTACTGCAGTAACCCCGCTTTCAGGCGCGGTTAAAAAACAACTTACTGATTATGGCTATATCTATGCGGGAAGCTTCCCGGATTTCGATGGTGTGTATTTTAATGGTGAGCCTACTTGTGTGGAATTATCATCCGACTACAGCACAGGCGAAAATAATGGTGTGTGGAACAAGGCGGCACGTGGAATCAGGATCGCCCTTCTTCCAAAAGTAAGGGGATGGTTTAAAAGAGATCTCACAAGTGGCAACCTGAAAGCAACGGCAATAACAAGCTTGGAAAACACAGGCAGGAAGCCGCTTGATGAAATGATGGCACGTGAAGAAATCAGCGCGTATGAATTTGGCATACCAGCTGATCAGAACCCGAACGATCAAACGCCACTAAAAGTAAAAGTAAGTGTAACCTTGGGTGCGATCATCCACACATTTGATGTGGATCTATCCCTAAACTAATATTAAGATGCCACAAGCAACGAGATTAATAAACGCCTTTGGTAAAATGGCAGGCTGGAACTCTGTAACCTTTAACATATTCGGAAGGGATGTTGAAGGTATTGCCGAACTATCCTATGATGATAACAGGGATAAAGAATGGGTTCGTGGTGCAGGCGGCCAGCCAATCGGAATGGGTGAAGGCAATGATGAAGCAACCATTGGCTTAAAGCTGTACATGGAAGAAGTTATTGCCATTCAGGATGCGCTTCCACCTGGTAAGCGTATTCAGGACATTGAATTTGTAGATGCCACCGTGCAATACGAATACAGCAACAGGATCTATAAGGATGTTATCCGTAATATTTCCTTCAAAAAAATAGGCAGGGCAGTTAAACAGGGTGATAAAACTGTTGAACAAACTGTTGAAGCTATTTGTTCACACATAGATTGGAACGTATAACAGATTATGGAAGATAAACTTAAAGAGATCGGCACCGAAAACGGTGCCGATTCTAAAACGCAGGAAGTTGTTCCTGTTGGATATGCTGATGATGCCACCATTGCGGCTTGGAAAACACAGCACAAGATGAAGCGAATCCCTGAAGTATGGGCAACAGATGATGATGATCAGCCACACGTTACCTACTTCAAACAGCCGGATATTGAGCACCTGCAGCTTTTAGCAAATAAGGCAAAGAAAGATCAGGAAGTTGAAGCAATGCAGTTGCTTTTCAATACGCTTAGGATTGGCGGTTCTGAAGATGTACTGAATGATTACAGCATGAAATTACAATGCTTTGATGGTTTAGGGAAGATCTTCAAGAAAAAGGAATCCGTTGTAAAAAAGCGTTAGCCGGTGGTGAAATATCATTAGAAGCCGGCAAGGACTTTTATCGCAAAGGCAATGCCCTTATCAGGCAATATTTTGATAAGAACCCTGAAAAGCTTCCCTATAAGAAATGGGTTAACCTGTACCAGGAAGCAATTTATTTAAAAACACTCGATGCCCAAACGCTTACACGCATTTTAGGTGAAGTATTAGGTGGCAAAGCAACTGAAGAATAATGGCAAATCACGAATCAAGTTGGATCCTTAACCTGGTAAACAATATTACTGCACCTGCACGGGATGTGGTAAGATCGGTTAGCGGTATAACTGAAAGCGTGGAAGGCATGGCAGATTCAGTTACATTTTCCGAACGTGATATAAAAGAAGCCTTAACCAATGCTAAAACGCATTATAAGGATCTTCAGAAATCCGTTGCAGATTTAGAGCGTGAAATGAAGCAGCTTGAAAGGGTACAAAATGTTGGCGGCTTTATTGAAGCGCGGCAAGCTGCCCAAGCTTATGCACAGGCAGAAATAAGGATGAACGGCCTTAGGGAAGCCATGCAGGGCGCTGAACAGGATATGCGGGATCTTACTGAACAATCTGCTGCTTTTGAAAGGCAAAGCCAAGATTGGGCTTCCATGTTTACAGGGATCAATCAGGGGCTTGAACTTGCTGATAAGGCTGTTGGTGCAATGGATTTCACTTCCGGCATAGAAGATCTGAAAGTAAGCATCCAGCGTATGACAGATACTTCAGGTGAACAGCTTGATAACCTTACCGCCAAAGCCTTCACGCTTGGTGAAACGTTTAAGGAAAGCCCGGAAGATATTGCCCGTGCCGCTAATGCTATGACTAAGCAAATTGGCGGTTCGTATGAAGAAAATTTGGCTTTGATCCAACAGGGATATGAAAAAGGCGCAAACCTTAACGGTGATTTCCTTGATCAGCTTAAAGAGTATGGCCCACAACTGAAGGAACTTGGCTTAAGCGGTTCACAGTCTATTGCCCTAATGGCAAAAGCAGGTAAAGATGGTGTGTTTTCAGATAAGGCAATTGATTCCATTAAAGAAGCCAATTTATCATTAAGGGAAATGGATCAGGCGCAAGTTGATGCCCTTGCAGGCATTAAAATGAAGCCTGAAGATCTTGCAGGAAAAACAGCCTTTGAAGCCGTTCAGTTGATCACTAAGCAGATGGAAGGTGCCACAACGCAAGCAAGGCAATTGGTGATGGCTGATATTTTTAAAGGTGCTGGTGAAGATGCAGGTTTCAAATTTGTTGAAGGCTTATCTTCTGTAGATCTTGACATAAATAAGATCCCATCCTATCAGGAATCCGGCACGGGAATCACACAATGGCTTTCAGATCTTAAAACTTCCTTCAGCAACACATTTGGCGGCATAGCAAGTTCTGTTGTGCAAATCGCCCCTGTTGTTACAGGCGTTGCTTCAATGATCCCAATCTTCCAAGCTTTATCACAAGTAACCTGGATTCAGGCAGCAGCTACCAAAATAGCGACTGCAGCACAATGGGTATGGAATGCCGCAATGACCGCAAACCCGATTGGGCTTATAATAGCTGCTGTGGCTGCCTTAGTGGCTGCCATTGTATGGGTGGCAAGTAAAACCACAGGTTGGGGTGAAATGTGGAAGCACACGGTTGAAGGCGCAAAGCTTCTGTTTATGGCATTTGTTGAAAGTGCAAAGTGGTATTTCAACACGCTTGTTAATGGCCTGATGATCGGGATCAACCTGATTAAAGTGGGATGGTATGAGTTTAAGAACGCCATGGGCATTGGTGATGAAGCCGAAAATAATGATATGCTTGCTAAGATCCATGCCGATACTGAAGCCCGGAAGAATGCAATTGTTGATGGTGCCAAAAAGATTAATGATTTAGGGAAAAAGGCTAAGGAAGAATTTATCCTTGCCGCCAACAGCGTGAAGTGGAAGGATGAAAAACAGGCAGAAAAGAAAACCGCCAAGGGTGCTGCAGGCCATGATTTTTCCACAATGGGCGGTGATGCCCCAAAACTGGATGGTGCTTCCAAACTTACTGCAAGTGGTGCAGCAGGCGCGGGTAGTTCAGGGCCACGTGTTCTGAACATGACTATCAATGTAAAGCAGGATTTTAATGTAAGGGATGGTGCTGATTGGCTTTCAAGGAAAAAGCAGATCCTTGATGAAATTGTGGGCGAACTGAATGATTCACTTAAGGATAGTTTAATTGTAGCAGGATAATGGATTTTAATATACCATCATTGTTTTTAGAAGCCTTCGGGTTAAAGGTTGCCGGATCTTATTATCCTGAAATCTCACAGGGGGCGCAAGCACCGCAAAAAGGGCTTTATGAAGGAATAAAGGTTGTTGAAGATATTAATGAAGCCAAGGAAATGAGCTTCCTTGGAACTCCAATCCTGTTCCCGATCACCTTTATGGAAGGCACTTATAAAAAGTACAATTACAGGGGTGAAATTATAGATGTTCAAATGGCTGAATATCGCTTACCTGCAGCCTGTGTGGTTGACTTTGACCGCCCAAAGAAAATGAGTACAACAGCCCTTAATGGCGGTTATGATTCAGTTACAGAAATATATGGTTTTGATAACTATCAGATCAATATTAACGGCTTTTATCTTCCTGATCGCACACATCCGCAGGGATTGATAACGCCCCTGCAGCAGGAACAGGAAATGGTAAAGTGGGATGATTTGGCATGTTCCATCAATGTTCTTTGCGAATTGTTCAGTATGCGCGGAATATCATCCATAACGATCAAAAATGCACCTGTTAAAGCATTAAGGGGGCAGCCGAACATAAGGCCGTTCAGCATCCAGGCAATTAGTGATGCACCAATTGAATTAATTATAAAGAGTGAAGTATGACATTGGCAATTGTAACTAAGATCGTTTTTCCTGCCAGCAATGGCCGCCCTGAAATTATGATCCGCAAAGTTAATTCTGTTCACATTGAAAGCACATGGGAAACGCTTACAGATAAAGCCACAATCATACTGCCAAGGAATGTAAAGGATTTCGACAAAATGAAGGTACGTGATATCTTCAGGAAGGGTGATCCTGTGATCATTTACTTAGGTTACAATGAAGTATTTGTTGAAGAATTTAACGGCTTCATATCTGCAGTATCAGCAGATATACCCGTAAAGATTGAATGTGAAGATATGATGTACCTGCTTAAGAAGCACCCGGTAAGCATATCAATGCGTAATACAAGTTTGCAGGATCTGATTAAGGCCATTGTTCCTGCAGGCATTGAAACTGATGTTGCCGATATCAACATTGGTACAAAGCGTTGGCCAAGGACAACTGCAGCCCAAATTTTGGAAGAACTGCAGGAAGCAAAAATTTACAGCTACTTCAGGGGCAAAACCCTTGTAGTTGGGAAGATCTACAGCGATGATAAAGAACCGCCCGCGATATTTGATTTTTCCAAAAATGTAGTTGATAACCAGCTTAACTATAAGCACAAAGATGATGTAATGATCAAGATCGTTGCAACATCAAACCTGCCAAAAGGCAAAAAGCTGAAGGTTGAAGTGGGCGACCATTTCGGCACAGAAATGAATCTTTCATATTACAATATTCAGGTTGAAGCCGAACTTACAAAGTTGGCAAAGCTTGATTATGACAAATATAAGGTTGATGGCTTTGAAGGGCATATTGTTGTTTTCGGAATCCCTTCAGTACGCCACGGAATGAAAGCCTTGATCAGAAGTGTGCAATACCCGGACAGGAACGGCACGTACTGGATCAAGAAAGTTGATAAAGAAGTATCGGACAATGCCACATACAGGCAGAATGTTCATTTAGATAAAAAATCAGCATGAGCGATAAGTTAGCAGAATTTGCAAGCCTGATCAAGAAGAAAGCAAAGGGGCAGGTTCCTATACAAACCGAATGGGTTACAGTTAAGGAAGTGGATTGGGAAGCAAAGAGCATGACCGCCACCGGCAATGAAAATGACCTGGATTATTATGATGTTGATTTAGGCTTAGGATCTGTTTGCAAAAAGCCAAAAGTTGGTACAACCGCTTTGATCGGCACCATCCATAACACGGCTGCAGCCTACATGATCGACTGTGAAGAATTTGAAGAACTGTTTATAAAATCGGGTGAATCGGAATTTACCATTAAGCAGGAAGGATTTATTGTGAAGCACGGCAATGAAAGCCTTAAAACGGTGCTTAATGATCTGATCGCTGAAAAGAATAAGCTGAATAAGCAATTGCAGTTGGTGGTGGTATCTGCAGGCGTAAGCCCTAATGTACCCGCGCTGCAGCAAATAGAACAGGAAACTGAATCGGTTAAACAGCGTTTAAACGCCATTTTAATAGAATAACAATGTTAGATAAACCAGCATTAAAAGCGGCAATTGTTGAAGCCTTCAGTAACCCAAGCACCAACAATAATGTTGAAACGGTATCACAGAAGCTTGCTGATGCCATTGAAGCTTATGTAAAAAGCGGTACCGTAACGGGTACCTGCCCGCCAAATGGCCCACTAACTAACGGTAAGGTTGAATAATGGAAAAAGATATCCTGTTAACGGCTGATAATGATCTGATGATTGCCAATGGTGATTTTGTCATTGGTGAATGTGAAATGCAGGAAGTTGCGATCATTGTTGAACTGGATCAGGGCAATTTGAAGCGTGATCCTGTTTTAGGCCCCAACCTGGTAACGAACATCAGGGGAACCCAAAGGGAAGAACGCATCAAGCGTGCCCTGAAAACTAACCTTGCTATGGATAACAAGGATTTTGAATCGATTAAGAACAAATTAATTCTAAGATAAATGTGGGAAGTAATGCAGCCTTACATAGGTGAAGCCTTAGCGGCAATAGTTGGCGGTTTTGTAGTGTGGTACCCAAACAGATTAAAAACCCGTGCTGAAGGGCAACAGGCCATTTTAGATATGTATCAGGAATCGCTAACAGATCTTAAGCAACGGTATGATGAAAAGTATGAAGATCTGAAAACACGATATGATGAAAAATACAATGAACTGAAGGAAACTTTTGATCTAAGGCTTAAGAATGTAACATCAGAACTGGAAAATGTAAAGCTGTTACTTGAAGATTGGAAAAGGAAGTATTTCGCCCTGAAAAAAGAATTTGATCAATATAAAAAGGATCATCCATGAAAATATATGTAGCGGAAAATCAATCGGTATTTGATATTGCAATTCAATACTTAGGAAGCGCCTTAGCAGCGATTGATGTTGCGCTTGCAAATAATATATCACTTACTGATGTACTACAACCGGGGCAGCAGTTGGTGATTCCTGATAGCGGCTTCAGGAATGATGAAGTTGCTAATTATTTTACAGGAAGAAATCAAGGTATTGCCACAAACTTCCTTGATATCACGGTTAACGAAATTGATTATTTAATACCGGGCATGTTCCCTTATAGCTTGTAATATGGGCAGAAGTATAAACGAGATCCAAAACGTAATGTTAGATGCTAAGGCAACCGCTGAAGATCTTTCCGCACTTGAAGTGCTTACAGAACAGGAACAGGCTTTAAATGATATCAACAGCACAAGCAAAGTTTCAATATGGCGGCTTATCCTTTGGATCATCGCTTATGCCATGTTCAATGAAGAACGCCTTTGGGATATTTTTAAGGCTGAAGCTGAAGCCGAAATGGCTAAGCAAAAAGTGCATTCGCAGGAATGGTATAAACAAAAAGCTTTGGGTTTTCATTTTGGGGTTCCTGTTATACCTGGTACAGATCAGTTTAATCTTGAAGGGCTTTCCAATGCTCAAATTGTAGCAGCTAAGAAAATCAATCAGGCAGCATGTGTAAAGCTTGTAAGCGCTAACGGTTACGGGATATTAAGGATCAAGGTTGCAACGTCCGATAATAGCGGGCAACTTCAGCCTGTGCCGGATAACATCTTCCAAGCCCTAAAGCATTATATTCTTAGATATGCAGTTGATGGCGGTACACAGGTAAGAGTTACCACAAACCCTGCAGATGATCTTAAGCTTCATCTGGAAGTGTATTATGATCCGCTTGTGATGGGGCCATCAGGCGTGAACCTTTTAACCGGAAATGAAACAAGCGTACAAGATGCCATTAACAGCTACTTGCAAGGCATTGAGTTTAACGGTGAATTTGGGCGTGATGATCTTGTGCAAAAAATCAGATCTGTACCGGGCGTTAAAGGTGCGCGCATTGTTTCTGCAGCAAGTAAATATGGTGATTTCACTTATGAAAGTGTTGATGTTGCCAATGCAGGGCCTATAAATGAATATCGTGTTGCAGATAGCGGTTATATGAAGCTTGATATGAACGTGTTCAACATCCAATTTATTAAAAAATCTGAATGATGAACGTGTATAGCATCAACTGGAATATCTTTTCTGATAACCAGCTTATGGGCAAACTTAGGAAGCCAAAGATCAGAAGCTTTGCAAAGATCCTGCTGCATCCTATGAAGCTGCTGCACCTGGACTTTTTAAACTTCAGGCAGAAGTGCCTTTACAGGATCCAACACAATTCGCAGATCTGCTACATGGAAGCTATGTTGAATGATCTTTTTGATCCAAGCTTAAGACGTATCAGGATAGTGAATGTTACTTTTTTAGAACCAATATACTTCTATGAACCTGAAGAAAACAGGGATGTATATTTTTATGAGCCTGAAGAAGGAAGGGATGTTTATTTCAGGGAAGAAGAAGATTTTGCAGGTGATGGGGTTGATTTCCTTGTTTGTGTTCCACCTGATCTGCAGCCACAAACGGAAGCCGCCACAATGGCATATATCACCCGGATGAGTGGTGAAGTTGAATATTACAAATTATATAGCAAAAACTTTAAAATAGTATGGGATCAAATAAACGGATAGTAACAAGCGCAACTGGATTTCCTGTGAATAATCACACGTGGCGATTTATTCAGCAAGCGTGGCGTGAACCTTTGGAAGCTATTGCGCAAAATGCAGGTGATAAAACTATTGTTGCAGGTTTAATGCCAACATTATTTAACCTTAACGGAACGGTAGCGGCCTATGGAAATGGATATGTAAGCTATAATGGCGAAATACTTCCATTTGTTGGCGGTGCACCCGGAATAACCGTTACACTCGTTGAAGAAACTGTTAATGGTAATTATGATGCTGATATTGATAACGATGGGCAGCAGGATAACCTACCACAGTATATAACAAGATATCTGAAGTTTGGGAATGATGGCATTGCCACCTTTCCATTTAGCCAACTATACAGGAATAAGACAATAAAGGAACTTTCACAATTTAGTTTGCCATCAAACCTTGTGCAAGATCCTGCCTATGTGCATACCGATAATAACTTAACAACAGCCATGATTAATGCGTGGAATGCCTTGATATCAAATGTGCGTGCCGATTGGAATGTATCGAACCCCCAATCACAGGCTTTTATACTTAACAAGCCCACAAATCTTGTACGTGCTTTATACAGGGGAAATGTTGTTATGGGTGATGTAGGGATAAATAACTCTTCTTTCAACTGCACGTTCCCGAATGTGGGCACCAGCAGCTATATGGTGCTGGGCGGCCTTGAAGTTAATGGCGCGGGGGGTGATGTTAATGTTACGTGGGCTGTATCAACCAAAACCGCTACCTACTTCACCGTTCATTTTAGCGAAGCCTACCAAGTACCACAAAACCTTCGATTTAGATTTTTACTAACAGAAATGTATAATCAGTAATGAGATATTATAAAGCAGAGCCGGTAAATAACAAACCGTTTATTTATTGGCATTTATGGGCTAATAGCATAGAAGAACTTCAGGCATTAGGATATGAAGATGATCCCCTTATCATAGCAGAAGCTGATATGCCCGATTATCAGTTTGGTGTGTGCCCAATGAAGATAGTTGATGGCCAACTTGTGAACAGGACCGCACAGGAAATGGAAGATTTTGAATCTGAATTTATTGCTTCATCAGGCTTCAGGACTTATGGTGCAAAGATAGCAGATGTAAACAAAGCTTTATTTGTTTATGATGGTAAAAGCTTTCCCATGCATGATGCCGCCCGGTTATTTTATGGTTGCATTCAACGTACTGCAGCCAATTATAAAGTTCAGCATAGCACAGGCATTGTTGATGTATTTCAGGCTGATATACCTGCGTTTCTTGATGCTTATTACAACAAACTTCAAACCTTAACACAACCTGAATAATGGCAATAGAGCAATTAAATATAGTTCAAAAGGAGGATAGTGCTGATAAGTTAGCACAGATGCAAGGCGTGCCTGAAAAGAATTATGTGAAAGCATCTGAATTTAATCAGGTAAAGGATAAAGTTAATGAAGTTGTATCTGCAGCCAATCAAAAAAAGGAATCGCTAAACGATACGCACAATGAATTTCCTTCTTCCAAAGCTGTACGTGATGAAACTGAAAAGAAAATCACCAAGGCAGAAAAGGATGAACTGGAAGTATTAAGTGCTGTAGATGTTAACGATGTAGATCCAAAAGGCAAGGGGTTGCTGTTCTTTAAGAATGCGATAACTGTTACCGGTATAAAGTCTGTTGGATTATATGAAGGGCAGGAATTTTTTATAATGAACGGCAGCATTGGAGTTTTGACAATTGCCAATATGAGTAACAGTTCAACGCCTGGTAACAGGATTTATTTACAATCAGGGCAAAATCTTTCAATGAAGCCAAATGGAGTTATAAGATTGCGATACTCAAAGGTAAGATCCCGATTTGAAGTTATAACATCCTTTGGTGTGGATATGCTTGCAAGCCTTGCCTATGCGGGTAATGTGCAACGGGTTGTTACTGTAACGCCTGAAGGAGTTTGTTTTGCTGAAGAAATGATGGAATATGAAGTATTTGATGAAACAACTGTTGGCTATGCAAATCTGAATGCAATCGTATTGGCATATCCATCAAGTGCTGGCCGAAAAAAAGGATTTCAGGTAATCTGCCCATACACCACGCCACCTTGCATATTTAAAAAATGTTCTGATGGTGATGAAAAATGGATTAAACTTTCAGCAGTAACATTATGATTTTAAAAGTTAATGGTTCTTATGGTAAAAGCGCGGGGCGATTTCTTCAGGTTACGCCTGATGGTGATATTATTCTCACGTTTGATGTCGTGGGTAGCTACTTCCCTGCGCGTACCGCACCAAACCTTACAACCGCCATAAGTTTGAGAAGTCAGGATAACGTAAGTAATAAACTATACATTGACTATAGCGACGGCACGGGCGAACACATAATTGACTTTAAATCTACAGGCAGTATAAGGGCTATAAATTTTGGTGCAAACGCAAACGCTACTACTCCGGCAACTATCACAACGCAGGGGTCACTTAACGTTAGTTCCCTGCACTTCTATCAGGATTTGCCTGCGGGTGTAAAGGACACCGTTAACGATAGCTATATGTTAAATGGACAAACACGTAAGATTAAAATTCGATTCCAAAAGCCACAGTCTATAACCCAGATAACTGTTAACCGGGTATATTTCTATAATCAGTTGCCAAGCGCGTTGTCGAAGCTGTCAAATCTTCAGATACTATCGCTTAGTAACATTAATTATATCACTTCTTTCCCGCAGGATTTCATCAACTCGCAAATTAAAGAATTAACCTTATCCGGCGTGGGTGATATCATGAATAGCGGCTTCCCGTTTTGGATATTAAACAGCCCTTTAAATAGCCTATCACTTGCGAGTAGTATTGATTTATCGGGGTCACCTGTAGCAAAGAGATTTACACAAATCAACAGCCTAAAGAATACGCTTACCTATTTGAATTTGTCAACGGCAAATATTAATTATACGATGCCGCAGGAACTTACTGAACTCTATAAGCTAACGGCATTTATAGCAAGCGTAAACACAAGCCCTGACTTAAGATTTCCAGTTGACCTTTCAGGCTTTGTTGCGCTACAAAATATTGACTTAAACAGAACGGCAATGCCGTGGAGCGAATACGAAAGGATTATGCAGGGGATTCCATCTTTGAGGACTGTGACAATTCCAAATTTGGCATTTACAACCGACCAAGATTTTCAGGCCGTAAACACTTACATTACGGCCATACAGATAGGCGGCACGACATGGAACAATGGCGCAGTACCCTCTTTTATAAATAAGCTTGTAGGCTTAAAAACATTGACGTTGCGACAGCTTTCCGGCAACTTGGGTGTATCGTTTAATAACTATGGCAATTTTTCTGCATGTACAGAACTTACCACTTTGGATATGTCGAGAATTACAACAATGCCTACAACTATTCCGGCATGGTTTATTGGCCTTATCAAGTTAAAAACCATATTAGCCCCTGCAGTTTTCGGAACTATTACAAGGGTTAATGATTTTGTAAACAATGTTTACACTTTTATCACGGCAAACGCACAAATTTTGGGTGCAAGTAGCTTGCAGTTCAGAGGAATGACAATTGATATTTATGGTTCTTCATCTAACGATACACCAAATAGTGTGAGGCCATCGGGAATCTATCAACAACCGGCTGGGTATGTGCAGGGCGTAAGCAATGGCATGCCAGCATCCGCAATGGAAAAAATATGGGTATTAGAAAAGCAATATGCCCATTATTGGAATTATAAACCACTTTAATTATCACTAATAACATGAAAAAATACTTAATACGATATAATGCAGAAGCAATTATGGCTTGTATTGCATTAGCGCCCGATGCACAAATAACAGGCTTCAGCGAAAATCTAATGGTAACAGATTTAAAAACTGGTATGAGAATGTTAACAAAAGAGGGCTATGATATAAGCCCGCTATTGGAAGAGTATAACAAGCCTGAAGATCCGCAAGAATAATTAAACCCCTTTTATATGAAAAACGTTTTGGAAAAGTTCAGAAAATGGTTACGAAAAGAAGGCTATAAGCCACACTATTCTAACTACTATCACATTGTGCTTGGATTGCTATTTGCAGAAGCAACGGCCTGGTGCTTTGATCACAGCATTTACTTCTTGCCAATGTACTTGTTGGCAGGGTTCGCAGGTGGATTTCTTTGGGATTTCACTTTTGATTGGTGCGCGCAGTACACCGTGGGATGGAAACCCAAAAACAGGTTTTTAAAGCTTTTTGCAGGGCCTAAAGACTTTGATTGGCTGGACGTATGGAGTACGGCATTGGGCGGCCTGATTTACGGGATAGCTTATACAGCAATTTACCTGTATCTGCAGTTTAATAAATAATCTTATGGGAGGCAGGATTTAAAAAAAGCCCCCCGACATTAAATACCTCTCACAGTAACTTAATTATAGCAGCAAAGCCACATCGGGGGACAATAGTCCTTATGGTGTGGCTTTGTTGCGCTAAGATACTGTGAGAGGTACAAAGGTAATCATCATCAATCATCAATCAAAATCGAATGGAATTTAATTATCAATGGTATCTAAAAGATGCCTTATTCCCTAAGAACATGGGAAAAGTGTTTAGTTGTTTTGCCTGTGGTGGCGGTTCAACAATGGGCTATAAGTTAGCCGGGTTCGATGTTATAGGCATTAATGAGATAGATAAGCGAATGGCAGATATCTACATCAAGAACCACAATCCCAAATATGCTTTTATTGAGGGCATACAAACCTTTAAGGATCGCACAGATCTTCCTGCTGAACTGTATCAGTTAGATATCTTGGATGGATCACCACCATGCAGCAGCTTTTCAATGGCAGGCAACAGGGAAAAGGATTGGGGCAAAAAGAAGAAGTTTGCTGAAGGGCAGGCTGAACAGGTTCTTGATACATTGTTCTATGATTTCATAGATCTTGCCGCCAAGCTGCAGCCAAAGGTTGTTGTGGCTGAAAATGTATCAGGAATATTGAAGGGCAATGCAAGGGATTATGTTCGTAAGATCCTTACGGCATTTGATAAGGCAGGTTACCTGGTGCAGGAATTTGAACTTGACAGTTCACAGATGGAAGTTCCACAACGCAGGGAACGTGTTTTCTTTATCGCTGTACGCAAAGATTTAGAACATCTGTTACCAAAGCAACAGGGGCTTCTTTTTTGCGATTTCCCGAAGCTTAACATGAAGTTTGGGCGTTTGCCGATTCCGTTTGATAAAATACGCTGTGAGGGCTTAAATGATGCCCCTTGGACAGCGCATGATCAAAGTATTTGGGATAGGCGAATCATTGGGGATCGTGGATATGGAACAACCTTATTGCGTACTGAAGGCAGGGAAAGCAACTTCAATGCTTCTTATATCTATCCTGATCGTGCAGTTTGCACCATTGCAAGCAGTCAAGGATCTAAGGTTGTTTTGTTCGATGAACCAAGGCAAATGAACAGTAAAGAACTATTGCTTGCACAATCATTCCCTTTGGATTATGACTTCTTAAGCGATAAATATTCCAAAATAAAGTATGTTCTTGGAATGAGCGTTCCACCAATAATGATGGCACATTTAGCCAATCGATTATCCAGCGAATGGAATGCAATCTTTAGAGATTAAAGCATCTCAATTACACTATAAAAGTACGGAAAAGCATTCAATTACGCAAGCATTTAAAGCAGAAAAACCGCCAATTTAGGCGGTTTTTTCACTTATTTTCAGGCAGTTTAAAGACTGTTGAAACGGTAATTAAATTCTGTTATCTTTGTGCAAAAAAGGTACATTTTGAATTACAAAATGGTACTTTTTGTTTTCGCGATTATAGAAGGTGCTACCCTTGGTGTGGATTATGGTAAAGATGCAAGGAGGTTTGCTAGCCCTAACCTTTCACTTTATTCAGTAGTGGGAGAGGACAGCTTTACGATACAGTCAAGGCCGGCATTTGAAGATACCGATGTTGTGCCAATGGGCTACAATGTGAATACTGCCGGAACGTATACTA